CAAGATGATGTTCCATGTTTAGCTATTGTTGAAGGTAACGCAGCTAACACACATGCTAGTGAGCAAGCTCTAAGGTTAGCAGTTGGGGACAACAACGCTGTTATTTCATCTACTGTTTCTGGTGGTTTACGCTTTATGACTAACAGATCTACTAACGCTGGTGGTTATGTAATTAATGACGGTGTATCTGCGCTTCATTTAGCAAATAATGGTACCGCTGCTTTTTCAGGAGCTGTAACATGTGGTGTAGCCACTATAACCTCTGCAACCAACATGTTATTAACATTAAATCCAACCGCTGGAAGTTATGGTGGTATATTATTCCAATATGGTGGTGCAACGAAAGGAGTGGCATATTATAATTCTGGATTAATGATATTTGGTGGTGAATCTGGTATTCCTACAAGACTACAAGCTGGTGGTCAATACGGTTTACATATTGATGCAACGAATCAAAACGTTCACATAGGTTCAACAAGTGATACTAGTTACAAATTAGGAGTTAACGGAACATTTTATGCTTCTGGTGATGCAACTTTGGGAGGAAAATTAGCCATTGGTGGAGCAACACAAAATGCAAATTCTGGTGTATTAGATGTTCAATTAACACCAATAAATGGTGCGTTAGGTGCTGCAAATTCAGCTCATTTTGGAAAACACGGCGGAAATACAAATGGTGAAATAAGTGGTATAACACTAGGTTATAAAGAAAGTGGTAATGTTAGTTATAGAAAATTAGCTATTGTAGCTGAAGGTAGAGGAGATGGGTCTGCTAGACAAAATTTACATTTATTAGTTAATACAGCAGCCAACTCATCTTCAGCATCTCTTTCTGATTCAGCTTTAAAATTAGATGGTTTAACTAGAGATGCAACTTTTGCAGGTCAATTAACAGGAACAAGTTATGTGAGATCATTAGGTTCACATCAGGTGGTAATAGATTCAGCTAATGCTGCAGCGATACAATTCGGTTCAACAGGTGATTGGGATGCATATGGATACATAAGTACTAGTGGTGGGGCTATGACAATGGAAAATGTAGCAAGTAGTTCAAACTTAGTATTAAAAACTACTAACGCAATGTCATTTTGGACAGATGGTAATAAAATATTACAACTTAACGCTAGTGGTAGTGCAGCTTTCACAAATGCATTATCCAAAGGTAGTGGTTCATTTAAAATAGACCACCCATTAGCGTCTAAAAGAAGTACACATCATTTAGTACATTCATTTATTGAGGGTCCACAAGCTGATTTAATATACAGAGGTAAAGTAGATTTAGTAGATGGTAAAGCTGAAATAAATATTGATACGGTTTCTAGTATGACAGAGGGAACATTTGTATTATTAAATACTAATGTACAATGCTTTACAACAAATGAATCAAATTGGGATTTAGTAAAAGGTAGCGTAGTAGGAAATAAATTAACCATTGAATCTCAAAACGCATCATCAACAGCAACAATATCTTGGATGGTAGTTGGTGAAAGACAAGATCAGCATATGAAAGATACTGATTGGACAGACAGTGACGGTAAAGTGATTGTAGAACCTGAGAAGTAAAATACACGATAAAGGTGTAATAAGATATTTAGCTGGCAACAGCTAATTTGTTTAACATTTTAAATTTAAAAACATGGCATTAAAAGGAAGTTATGATTACAAAGGTATCACTGTAAGTGATGCATATGTAAAAATATCAGGTGTAAATTGGAGTTGCAATAGCAGTTCTGAAAATTACGTAAAGACTGCAGCTGTGTTCAATTCTGATGGTACAGTAAAAACTCCTCAAGTAGATGATACTAGATGGGTACAAACTACGGTTGGAAATTGGCACGCAAATGTTTATAAAGATAAAGCAGCTAGAGATGCAAATCCAAATAACCACATCTGTTCAGTCAGTGGGTCATTTGATATGGATCTTAAAGATAGTGCAAAAAATCCTGTAAAACAGGCGTATATTGCAGCTAAAACTGTTGCTACTTATAAAGATATGGCAGACGCTTAGTAGACTATGACAATAGGTTATTAAGAATACTATTATATGTGTAATAGTAATAAAGAACAATTTTAACTAAAATTTAATTAATTATGAATAAAAAAGTAGAAGACATAAAAGTCGAAAAAATCACTGATGAGCAGTTAGCTGAACTTCAGGGACAAGTAAACAGAATCAATGCGGCTCAATTACAATTGGGTCAACTTGAATCTCAGAAACACGGTGTTGTAAACGCTATACCTCAACTTCAAAAACAACTGAAGGATTTCCAAGATAAAATGGAAGAAGAGTATGGTAAAGTGAGTATTAATATACAAGACGGTACAATACAGGAAATACCTGAAGCTGATGAGCAAGCTAATACGTAAGATAAGTATTGGTAAAGATTATAAAAATGAAGCTATGCATTATGCCGTTGGCCAAGAGGTCTACGGCGGGCATACAATTTGCGATATAATTGAGAAAGATACTAAATACAGCGTTTATATTAAAAAAAATAATGATGTGTTACCATGGAAAGATTTTAACAAAAACATGGCGGTATCTGTAGAATATAATCTTGAATATTAATGCATGCATTATATAATTTTATAATTGAACCAACAGGTGAAAGATACAACAATAAAAAACAAATTGGTGATAAAGAATTAATAGTTAACACTGAAATTTTTCATCACCAGTATGTTAATAGAGAAGCTAAAATTTTATCTGTACCAAAATTAATTAAAACTGAATTACAACCTGGTGATACCGTAATAGTGCATCATAATGTATTTCGAAGATGGCATAATGTGCATGGTATAGAAAAAAACAGTAAATCATTTATCAACGAAACAACATATGCTGTTCTAAAAGATCAGATATATGCTTATAAAAGAAACGATGAATGGAAAGCTGTCGATGGTTTTTGTTTCATAAAGCCAATTAAACCATATGATAAACTAAGTATAGATAAAGAACAACCTTTAATGGGATTAATGAAATATACTGATGAAAATCTAAGAATGATAGAAGAGGGTGATTTAGTTGGATTTACACCATATAGTGAATACGAGTTTGTTATAGGTGGGGAAAGGTTATACAGGGTTTTTACAAAAGACATTTCAATTAAATATGAATATCAAGGAAAAGAAGAAGAATATAATCCAAGCTGGTTACAAGGCAGTTGAGGAATTGGTTAAGGTTGCTAAAGAACCAATTGTTGATTCAGATGATGACATATCAGCAGATAGATTAAAAAATGCTGCAGCTACTAAAAAGTTAGCTATATTTGATGCGTTTGAGATATTAACTAGGATACAAGAAGAAGAAGCAATATTAAATGATGAACCATTGCAGAAAAAAGAAACTTCGTTTCAAGGTTTCGCTGAAAGAAGATCTAAGTAATGGAATTTCTATGCTCTCAATGTGGTGCTTGTTGTAGAAAGGCTGGAGAATGGGGAGGTGCTAAATATGGTTTACCGATAAAAGAAGATGGTTCATGTGAACATTTAAAAAATAATTTATGTTCTATATATGAAGAAAGACCCGATATTTGTAATTCTAATAAATTACCTGGTAAAAAACCATCTCAAAGTAAAAAGGAGTATTTTATTAAAAACACCTTAGGGTGTCACGAATTAATAGATGCTGAAGGTTTAGATTCTAAGTATAAAATAGATATTAAAGAATATAATTAAATGGCTTACGAACAAACTTTATATAAAATAGTTGAACCAATAAGGATTAACACCTTAAAAAGGCTTAATAAAAGTAAAAAATGGAAGTATGGTTACAATAAAGAACACGATATTGTAGTTATAAGTAAAACAGGACAAATAGGTGAAATATATGAAATACAAGGATTTCAAATAGCATTACCTCCTTTACCTAAAAATACTTACAGTAGATCAACAAAGAAAAAAGAACAATATTGGGAGCAAATTGAATATCCAAAAGTATTAAAAAACGTAAAAACCATTTTTGACTGGAGAAGTTATCCCAATGAACATAAAGATAAATGGTTTGATTATATTGATGAAGAATTTGATCGTAGAGCGAGTGGTTTTTGGTTTAATAATAATGGCGTGCCTACTTACATTACCGGTACTCACTATATGTATCTTCAGTGGACAAAAATTGATGTGGGTGCTCCTGAATTTAGAGAATCAAATAGATTATTCTATATATTTTGGGAAGCTTGTAAAGCAGACTCAAGGTGTTATGGAATTTGTTATCTCAAGAATAGAAGGTCTGGTTTCTCGTTTATGGCAAGTTCGGAGTCAGTTAACCTTGCTACTATCAAGAGTGATGCAAGATTTGGTATACTATCAAAAACTGGTTGGGACGCTAAAAAGATGTTTACAGATAAGGTTGTACCAATATCTGTTAATTACCCGTTTTTCTTTAAACCGATTCAAGACGGTATGGATCGACCAAAAAGCGAACTTGCGTATAGGGTTCCGGCTCAAAAGTTTACTCGTAAGAAACTTCAGACAAATGAACAGGTTGAAGAAATTGTAGGTTTAGATACAACGATTGATTGGAAAAACACTGCTGATAACAGCTATGATGGAGAAAAACTTAACCTGTTAGTACATGATGAAAGTGGTAAATGGGAGAGACCTGAAAATATATTAAACAACTGGAGAGTAACAAAAACATGTTTACGATTAGGTAGTAGAATTATTGGAAAGTGTATGATGGGTAGTACATCGAACGCGTTGGATAAAGGAGGAGATAATTTTAAAAGACTATTTAGAGACTCTAATGTAGCAA